AGCCAGAAGAAAGGAAGCAGGATGTATTTCTCGTCATCGCTCCGTGGCGTGAAAGCCAGAACCAGGGCCGTGATATCCGACGTACTGGACAAGTCCAGCCCGCCGTAGCACATCCGTCCCCGCAGGAAGTCCCGGTCAATGGGAAGATTCCCCTTGTCGTAGACCTGTTCCGGTATCCAGCGGATGCTGGCCGAAGTCCAGATATTGAGCCGGAGCTGCTTGAACACGTTCTCTTCCGCCGGATTTTCGACGGCATTCCGATAGGCTTCCCGGACGCGGTCAATCTGTATGGTATGACCCAGAGACGGGTTCGCCTTGTACCAGTTCGCTTCATCCGTCCAGTCTTCCTCATGTTCCAGGCCATAGACCACGGGGTAAAAGGTGGCATCCTTCTTCCGGCCCGCCATCAGGTCCAGGGCCTTGGTATGCAGTTCGTAGCAGATGCTGTTCTTGTCATTGCCCGCTGTGGTGATGATGAAAAAGAGCGGCTGCTCCCTTGCATCACCGGAGCCTTTGGTCAGGACATCGTAGAGCTTCCGGTTCGGCTGGGCGTGGATTTCATCAAAGACCAGGCCGGACACATTGAGCCCGTGCTTGGTTCCTGTTTCTGCCGACAGCACCTGGTAGAACCCGGCGTTGCGGTAATTGATGATTCGCTTCCCGGCCGACCGTATCTTGGAACGGCGCATCAGGGCCGGACTCATCTCGACCATCTGCCGTGCCACATCAAAGACAATGGAAGCCTGGTTGCGGTCACAGGCCGCACCATACACTTCGGCACTCGGCTCGTTATCGGCATAAAGAAGGTACAGGGCGATGGCTGCAGCCAGCTCGCTTTTCCCGTTCTTCTTTGGAATTTCTATATAGGCCGTCAGGAACTGCCGCTTCCCGTTTTTCTTGACGATGCCGAACAGGTCACGCACAATTTGTTCCTGCCAGGGCAATAAAAGGAAAGGCTTCCCGGCCCATTTTCCTTTGGTATGACAGAGATGCTCGATGAAAGCGACGGCACGGTCAGCCTTTTCTTCATCATAACGGGAATCCGGCAGCATGAACGCTGACGGCTTATATACAAACGCCAAACTTGTCACCCCCTTAGCAGCAGTTCCATTTCATCCGTTTCTGTTTCTGCCCCGTTTTCTTCCCCGATCATGCGGCTCCGGGCAGACGGGGTCAGACCGAACTGCTCACAGAACTTCAGCATAATCTTGAGGTTCGTCTGAGCAATGGATACCTGCGGCACCTGCTGCAGGTACCCGTTCGGCGTCCGCACCATATCCCCATGCTGGGTGATGAACTCTTCGGCCCCTTTCCACCGGGCATACGCCTGGCAGTATCCGGCAAAGGCCATCATATCCAGATGGGTCAGCATCCCCATCTCAGCGAGGACTTTCCCCAGCCGCTTCCATTCTTTCTTGGCATCATCCTCCAGCCAGTCCGGGCAGCGAGGGAGCCGTCCCTTTGGCATGGGTTCCTTCTTATTGAGGGGACGATGGCCGGGATTG